AAAAAGGGCTCCATTCCCCCTGACATGGGTAAGTTTGCGGGGTACGTAGCAATTGGTTTTAAAGAAAAGCCAGAAGATATTGTGGCTCTGAAGACACGTATCAACTTGGCGGCAACAGACATGTCGGAAGAATAAAATGGCACAGTTTGAACCAGCTTTTGAGCAAATGATGAAGGACGAGGGCGGCTACGTCCTGCACGAGGTGCCCGGCGACACAGGGGGCATGACTTACGCAGGTATTGCCCGTAACAAGAACCCGCAGTGGAATGGTTGGGCGCTGGTGGACAAGAAGGAGTTTGGCGGCTCTCTTACACCTATGGTGCGTGAGTTCTACCGCGTCGAATTTTGGGACAAGATGCGCGGTAACGAGATTGGCAACCAAGATGTAGCTAATACCATCTTTAATTTCGGCGTCAATGCTGGCATGTCGATGGCTATCAAGCTTGCTCAATTGATCGTTGGGGCTACCCCTGACGGCGGGATTGGTGCCAAAACCATCGAAAAGCTGAACCAAGTTACGGACGGTCAGCGGTTTAAAGAGTCCTATGCGCTGGCAAAAATAGCTCGTTACGTTGAAATTTGCAACAAAAACCCTGTGCAGGTCAAGTTCCTAAAGGGCTGGATTAACCGAACATTAAAAGGTCTAGCATGAGCTTACTGGCTGTTGGATCCATCATTGAAGCCGTGGGCAAGGTTGCAGGCGACCTGATCACCACTGACAAAGAAAAGATGGAGATGGAGATCGAGCAAAGAAAGCTTGATCTTGAAGAGAAGCGCATAGACCAAGCTACTGACCTAGCCCAAATCGAGGTCAACAAGATTGAGGCGGCGTCCTCTAGCGTGTTTGTCAGCGGCTGGCGTCCTGCCATCGGTTGGATCGGTGTGGCGGCTATGGGTTATCAGTTTTTGCTCTACCCGCTGTTTCAATGGTGCTGGAAGTACTTGCAGGCTATGGGTTGGGTTCCAGTAGGCATGGATCCTCCCCCAGTGCTAGAAGCTGACCAACTTTGGGTCATCCTCTCAGGCATCTTGGGAATAGCTGGCATGAGAAGTTTTGAGAAGACTAAGGGTGTGGCAAGCAAGTAACCTTGTCACAAGTTAAAAGGCATACTAAAATGTCTCAACGAATTTAAGAGGTGAACGCATGGCGACTGCAAGTGTTATGACCTATGACAGCTTGGTCGAAAACATCCAGTCTTATCTGGAGCGTACTGACACCGCCACAATCGACAAGATCCCCTTGTTTATCATGCTTGCTGAGCAGGTTATCGCCTCTCAGATCAAGTTTTTGGGTAACCTGACGGTCAACACCAGCAACATGGTGATTGGGACTTCTACGATTGCTAAGCCTGCTCGTTGGCACAAAACGGTGTCAATGAACATCACAGTCGGTGGATCGCGCCAACCAGTTTTGAATCGCAGGTATGAGTATCTGAGGGAATATTGGCCCTCCCCCACCGCCACAGGCACCCCTGTTTTTTATGCTGACTACGACTACACCAACTGGCTCATAGCGCCTACCCCTGACGTAGCGTATGCTTTTGAGGTTCTGTACTACGAGCGTGTACAGCCTTTGGACAGCTCTAACCAAACCAATTGGTTCACCATCTACGCTCCCCAAGCGTTGCTTTATGGTTCCTTGCTTCAGGCTATGCCGTTCCTCAAGAATGACGAGCGCATCCCTATGTGGCAGGGTCAATACAAACTGATCATGGACACGCTTATGGCTGAGGATAAGTTGCGTCTTGCTGATCGCCAAGCGATTGCGAATGACTCATGAGTTACGTAAGCCCCTTCACTGGTGACGTAATCCAACCGACGGACGTCAGTTTCCGTTCGGTTACGTTGTCTGCTAACACGCAGTTAAACTGGCCCAGCAACAGCACGACAAGCACAGACTTTGCGGCTCGAATTATGCAGGTCACCGCTACCGCTGGTAGCCTTAACTTATACATGCCTCCAGCCGACCAAACATCGGTTGGTAACGACGCATTGATCCGCAACATTGGTGCAAATACCTTTACGGTCAAAGACTACACAGGCGTCAACACGATTGTGTCTGTAGCCGCTGGCGAATCAAAGTACATCTACATCACCACTAACGCTACCGCTCAAGGTACTTGGGGTGTCATTGCCTTTGGTACTGGAACGTCTTCTGCGGACGCGGCTACGCTTGCTGGCTACGGTTTGGTTGCCAGTGGTGCTACGCTCAATCAAAGCCACCCTAGTTCGTCGATCACCACAGGAACTACCTTTGCCGCTACAGATCGTGCTCAGACTCGTGTGTGGGCAGGTGGGGCTGGTACAGCAACGCTTCCAGCCGCGGCTACGCTTGGTAATAACTGGTTTACGCTATTCAAGAACAACGGGACTGGATCCTTCATAGTTTCTTGTACTGGCGCTGAGCTGATTGACGGTAACTCTACAAAGACGTTTAACCCAACTGAGTCAGCATTTATTGTATGTACAGGCACCGCTTATGTGACTGTGGGTTATGGCGTCAGCTCACAGTTTACTTTTACTGCACTTACAAAGAGCGTAACTGGTGGGGCTGTTACGCTGACCAACAACGAAGCGGCAAACAACATTCAAGAGTATGTTGGCAGTCTGTCAAGCAACTCGATTGTGACGTTCCCTGCTGTGGTGAACTTGTACGTCATTTCGAACCAAACGACTGACAACGGCTTTAGCTTAACAGTGACGACTGGTTTGGGTTTTTCTGCGACCATACCGCCCGGTCAACAAGCCACCCTTATCTGCGACGGAACCAACTTCCTTAACGCCAACACCACCCAAGCTGGCGCCTCTACGGTGAGCTTGTTAGATGGCACAGTTGGAACGCCTTCACTTAACTTTGCCGCTGAAACTGGCACTGGCGTGTATCGACCCGCGGCGGGTGAGTTTGGTGTTGCAGTGCTTGGAGTGCAAAGGTTTAAAGCAACAGCAACTGGCGTGACAGTTACGGGCTCAGGTACGTTCTCCACAGGTATTGCTGGGGGCACGTTTACATGACCAAAAAGGTTTTCACGCTTGACACAAAAGCAGGGATCCAGCGCGACGGTACTGTTTTTGACAAAGAGTTCTACAACGACGGTCGTTGGGTTCGCTTTCAGCGTGGTCGCCCACGCAAGATGGGTGGGTTTCGTGAGATTGTGAACGATCTGGCAGGCCCTTCTCGCGGGATGTACCTCAACCCTCAGCAGACCTTCAATAACGTCTTCAGTGGGTATTCTGGTGGCTTGCAGTTGCTTCCAATCAACAACAGCGGTATTGGTTCTGGCATTACAGACATGACGCTGTCTAACTTCACCGCAAACGCTGACAACTTGTGGCAGTTTGATACCTTCTATGACGTGAGTGGGTCGGGGGATAATTTGTTGCTTGCGCACCCCGGTCGTAACCTCACCATCATCGACAACAACGTCAACACCCCTGTCTTGGGTGGCAACATCACTGGCACATCGTTGGCGGCTCTTGGCGTGTTCACAAGCTCTGTGTTCTTGAACTCCACCACGACAATGTACTTGTCAACCCAAGACCTTTTGATTGGTGCTGGGCAAAGCATCTCAGGTACTGGCATCCCTTCTAGCACAACGGTTGTCTCTGCAAACCTTAGGGTTCCAGTGTTGAACGCCGTAGCTGTGACAGGTATTGCTGGTCAGTGTTCTTGCACTGCAACAACTGGTTTGTATGTCGGTCAAACAGTTGCTGTGTCTGGTACTTTGACTGGTACAGCTACAGGTATCACTTCTGGCGTGACGTACTTCATCATTGCCACCAACTTCTCCACGACATTTACGTTGTCAGCTTCTTCTGGCGGTGGGGCAATTGTTACCACGGCGGGATCAACGACTGGCTTGGTCTTTACCATGGGTCAGATTCAAGATGTTGTGATCTCCAACGCCGCTACCACCTCTGGTGCTTCTACGATCACGTTTGACAACAATGTATCGGTGTCTGGCGGTGTGGTTACCCTTCACCCGTACGTTTTTGTGTACGGTAATGACGGACTGATCAGGAACTCAGGCGCTGGTAACGTCCAAGATTGGGTCTCTGCTGACGCAAATGAGGTCTCTGTAGCCACTGGAAAGATTGTCCAAGGGCTACCCGTCAGGGGCGGCTCTAACGCGCCTTCTGGGCTGTTTTGGAGCCTTGATTCACTGATCCGCGTGTCCTACATCGGTGGTACTGGTACTCCCCCACAGTTTTGGCGCTATGACTTGATCTCTTCTCAGTCATCGATCCTATCTTCTCAGTCTGTGATTGAGTACGACGGTATCTATTATTGGTGTGGTGTTGATAGGTTCTTGCTCTACAACGGTGTTGTGAAAGAGATCCCCAACAACATGAACCAGAACTACTTCTTTGACAACCTAAACTACGCCGAGCGCGAGAAGGTTTGGGTTACAAAGGTTCCTCGTTTTGGTGAGATTTGGTGGTTTTATCCACGCGGTACTGCTACTGAATGTACAGATGCAGTCATCTACAACGTGCGTGAGAATACTTGGTACGACACAGGTGAAGCCTTGGGTGCTCAGCGATCTGCTGGGTACTTCTCCCAAATCTTCCAGTTCCCAATTGCCGCGG